TGGTCGTCCAATCGCGCACGCTTTGGCTAGCGACAGCGGCGAATCCTCCTAAACCCTTGCGCCGCAAGGGATCTCAGTTGGTCTTAGCTGAGATTTACCCCTAGACAGTTTAGGAGGGTTTAGCAGCAGTTAAGTTACGCATAGTCTTGCTTAACTCGGTGCTAGTTACATTCGCTGAATTTGCAGCGATCAGGGGATGCACGAAAGCTGCGGTGACACACGCAAGCAAAAGCCGAATTGCGGATGCGGTTGTTGTCAAGGATGAGAAGAAGTGGCTGGATCGCGACTTGGCGTTAGAGCTGTGGAACAAAAACACAGCGGCAACCCATGCCAGCAAGGTGAGCAGACCTGATCCAGTTGATGCATTACCACGCGATGCGCGTGAATTGCGGCAGAAGGTGGCGGGGTTACCGGATGATGAGATCCCTGAACTCAATGAAAGTCGTGCGCGGCGAGAGCATTACCAGGCCGAGCTGGCCAAGTTGGAGGTGGATTTGAAACGTCGGGATTTAGTGCCAGCGGTGGAGGTGCAACGTGAAGCGTTTGCGTTGGGCCGCAGTGTGCGTGAAGCGCTGGCCAACTTGGCGGATAGGTTGAGCCACCAGCTTGCGGGCGAGACCGACCCGGCGCGAATCCATGCGGTGTTGACGGATGAGCATCGTGCGGCGTTGGTGGAGTTGAGCAATGGCTAACCCATGGCGCGCTGGATTTCTTGAAGGGTTGCGACCTGAGCAGCCGTTGACGGTGAGCGAGTGGGCAGACCGCTACCGGAAACTAAGCAGCAAGGCATCAGCGGAACCTGGGCCGTGGCGCACTGGGCGGACGCCGTATCTGCGGGAGCCAATGGACTGCTTGAGCAGCAGCAGCCCAGTGCAGCGGGTGGTGATGATGTTCGCGGCGCAGACGGGCAAGACGGAAGCCGGCAGCAACTGGCTGGGCTATGTGATCGACCATGCGCCCGGTCCGATGTTGTGCGTGCAGCCGACGGTGGAGATGGCCAAGCGATTGAGCAAGCAACGGCTGGAAAGCATGATTACAGACACGCCATGCTTGGCGGCAAAGATTGCGCCAGCCCGGGCGAGGGATTCTGGAAACACGATGTTCAGCAAAGAGTTCAGCGGCGGGATCATGCTGCTGACGGGTGCCAATAGCGCAACGGGCTTGCGGTCAGCGCCTTGTCGATATTTGTTTGCTGATGAGGTGGACGCGTTTCCCAGCGATGTGGACGGCGAGGGCGACCCGGTAGCACTGGCTGAGCGCCGGACGACTACGTTTGCGCGGCGCAAAATCCTGCTGACTAGCACGCCAACAGTGAAGGATTTCAGCCGGATCGAGGCGGAATATGAACGCAGCGACCAGCGGCGGTTTTATGTGCCGTGTCCAAGTTGCGGTGGAATGCAATGGCTGCAATGGCCGCGATTGAAATGGGACGCCAAGCGACCGGGTGAGGTGCGGTATCAATGCGAGCATTGCGGCGAGCGGTTTGAGGAGAACCACAAGCCAGCGATGTTGGCGGCTGGTGAATGGCGGGCCACTGCACCAAGCGACGGCAAGACAGCAGGGTTTCAGTTGTCGGGGTTGTACAGCCCGCTGGGGTGGTGCAGTTGGGAGCAATTGGTGGATGATTTTCTGCGAGCCAAGTCGGATGCGCCAGCGCTGAAGGCGTTTGTAAATACCAGGCTGGCCGAGACTTGGGAAGAGGACTATGCCGCGGCCGTAAGCGCTGACGGGTTGATGGCCAAGCGATTGGCGTATGAATCAGGCACCTGCCCAGATGGGGTGGTGCTGCTGACGTGTGGCGTTGACGTGCAGGACAACCGCTTGGCAGTGAGCGTGTGGGGATGGGGACAGGGCGAAACGGGTTGGCTGGTGTGGCATCAGGAGCTGATGGGTGACCCAACGCAGACAGAGGTATGGGCGCAGCTGGATCAAGTGCTGGCAACCGAATGGCCTACGGCTAGTGGCAAAGAGTTGAAGGTTGCACAGATGGCAGTTGACAGCGGCGGCCACTGCACACATGAGGTGTACAGGTATGTGCGCGATCGGGTGCGCCAAGGTGTGGTTGCGATTAAGGGCAGCAGCAGGCGCAATAGCCCAGCGGTTGGCAAGGGCAACAAAGTGGACGTGAGCTGGCAAGGTCGAGTGTTGAAGCGTGGTGTAACGCTGTATCAGCTAGGCACCGACACGATCAAAACGACATTGTTTGGAAGGTTGCGGCATAACGAAACTGGCGGCGCGTTGCATTTTGGGATGGGTGCTGATGAGGAATATTTCCGGCAATTGACCAGTGAACGGCAGGCATTGCGGTATCACCGAGGATTCCCTATTCGCGAATGGGTAAAGAAAGCGGGTGATCGCAACGAAGCACTGGACTGTGCGGTTTATGGATATGCGGCGATGTTGCTGTATTCGCGGCGAATGAATAGAGCAACGATGTGGCAACAATTGGCGGAGCAGCTTGAGCGTGGTAAGAAGGCCCCGCTAAGATCAAGGCAACAGCCTGCGGCACCAGCTGCGGCCGGCCCTGGATTTGTCAGCAACTGGTAGGCCGTGAACATTCCAAGCGAGATCAGAGCGGGCGACACGATTCAGTGGCGTGACGTGGCTGGCGTGAACAATTTGGGCGATGCGATCAGCAGCTCTGATTACACGCTGACCTATTACCTGCGGACCAGCCGTACCAGCGCAGGGGCGACGGTGGTGGGCAGCGCCTATGACACGGGCTGGCAGTTCAGCATTGCGGCGGGCACTAGCGCAAACTTCGACGCCGGCGCTTGGTATTGGCAGGCGGTGGCAACGAAGACTGGAAGCACTGTCACCTTGGGCAGCGGCCAGTTGACGGTGTTGGCCAGTTTGAGCTATGCGGGGTCGCCTGGTGCGGTTGATGGCCGGTCGCAAGCGCAGCAGGACTTGGATGCTGTGCAGGCTGCGATCAGAACAATCGTTGCTGGCGGCGTTGCAAAGGAGTACACCATTGGCAACAGAAGCCTTAAGAAATACGACATGGCCGACCTGTTGCAGCTTGAAAGTAAGCTGAAGGCTGAAGTGAAGCGTGAGCAGATGGCGGACCTAATCGCCAACGGTCTCGGCAATCCGCACAATCTGTTCGTGAGGTTCTGATGGGTCTGCGCACGCGGCTATTCAAGGCAATGGGTTATGAGCCGCTGCGGCCTAGGGCGCGGGCGTATCAGGGCGCAAGGGTTAGCCGGCTGACTGCCGACTGGGTGACGAGCGGCACTAGCGCCGACAGCGAGATTAAGTCAAGTTTCAAATCGTTACGCAATCGTGCGCGGCAACTGGTTCGCGACAACGACTATGCGCGACAGGCAGTCCGTGCCATCCAGAACAATGTGATCGGTCACGGGATTAGGCATCAAGGGCAGGTGCGTTTAGATGGCCGACTTGATGAGGTGATCAACGCTCAAATCCACGAGCAGTGGGAACGGTGGATGCACAAGAGCCGCTGTGACGTGAGCGGGCTGCTGGGCTTCCACGATATGGAGCGCCTGTTGGCGCGCAGCATGGCCGAGTCTGGCGAGGTGTTTGTGCGGATGATCCGCAGGCCATTTGGCGATTCGCGGGTGCCGTTTGCGCTGCAGATCCTTGAGGCTGATTATCTGATCGACGATGACGTGCCGCAAGCGGCTGAAGGCAACACGGTGAGGATGGGCATCGAGGTGGATAGCTACCTCAGGCCACAGGCTTACCACTTTTATGCCAACCACCCTGGCGATACATATGCCGGCAATGCACGGACTAATGGCCGCCGCATTCGGGTGCCGGCTGATGAGGTGATCCATCTGTTCCTGCCTGAAAGGCCTGGGCAGACCCGTGGCGTCACCTGGTTTGCGTCGGCATTGATGCGGCTGCACATGCTGCAGGGTTACGAAGAGGCTGAGGTGGTGCGCGCTCGGGCCAGCTCTGCGTTGATGGGATTTATCCAATCACCAGAAGGAGAACTGATTGGCGACGAGGTGTACGAAGGCGAGCGAGTCAGTGACTTTCAACCTGGCGTGTTCAAGTATTTGGCACCAGGCGAATCGGTGACGGTGCCTGATTTGAACGCACCGGATGGGCAGCTAGAACCGTTTACGCGGTCAATGCTGCGAGCTGTGGCGGCTGGTGTTGGCGTGAGCTTTGAAAGCATCAGCAAGAATTTCAGCGAGAGCAACTACAGCAGCAGCCGGTTGAGCTTGCTTGAGGAGCGCGACACTTACCGAGTGTTGCAGCGTTACATGATTGAGAGCTTCCACCAGCCGGTGTTTGAGGCATGGCTTGAGATGGCGGTGCTTAGTGGTGCGCTTAGCTTGCCGGGGTACGAAACCAACCCTGATCGCTATCGGGCTAGCAAGTGGGTGCCTAGAAGCTGGGAATGGGTTGATCCGCAGCGCGAGGTTGAGGCTTACAAATCAGCAGTGCGATGCGGCTTTAAAACACTGAGCCAAGTCATCAGCGAACAGGGCGGCGACTTGGATGACCTGCTGGCTCAGCGTCAATCAGAACTAGCCAAGCTTGACGAGCTGGACATCGTATTGGATACCGATCCGAGCGAGGTGAGCAATGCCGGCCTGACTCAAGCAAGGCCTGCCGGATCCGTTGATCCGTTTGGCGAAACCGAGTCACCTGTTGAAGAGGAGGAATACGAAGAGTTGTCGGTGCTTGAGGATCCGCTTGAAGGTGCAGAAGACTGATGGCTGATTGCGATACCGATAGAATCAAGACACTACAAGAAAGAAGCGCTGTGGATTTAGAGCGCCCCTATCCGAACGAGCACGCTGCCAGGTTGCAAGACCCTGAGCAGTTTGACTCCCTGCGCCGTGTCAATGATGAAGGCGGCGCGGGCGTGGATTTTATCTACGGGATCAAAGGCAACGACAGCGAGGTGCAGGCCATTCGGTTTCGCAGTTCGCAGTTCACGCCAGCCGAGGCACGGGCATGGCTGAGCGAGCATGATTTTGACCCGATTGAATTCGAGGAAGCTACTGGCGATGGCGAGGCTGACCGCGACGCCGAAGATTTGACTAGCCGAATTTTGGAAGGCAAGTATCAACGCGCTGAACTGACCGAGTTTGACGCTGTTGAAGACCGGACCTTCGAGTTCCCATTCAGCTCGGAGTATCCAGTAGCTAGGTATTTTGGCAATGAAATCCTGAGCCACGAAGTAAAGGCGGCCGACCTTAGCCGCCTGAACGATGGCGCCCCGCTGTTGTTCAATCACAACCCGGACAAAGTTATCGGCGTTGTAGAGCGCGCGTACATCGACGGCAATCGCCGCCGTGGTTATGCGCGTGTGCGGTTCAGCCGCAATGCATTCGCTCAAGAAATCTTGAGTGATGTGAAGGACCGCGTTCTACGGAATGTGTCCTTCGGCTATTCCATCGACAAAATGGAAGAGCGTGGCAGTGGCGATTTCGTCGCAACTGCTTGGTCACCTTACGAGGTGTCTATTGTCAGTGTTCCCGCTGACAAAACAGTGGGCATCGGCCGATCGCTTGAGTCCACTGAACCGGCTGCTTCGGCAGCACCATCCCACGATCAAATTCCGCAAATGGAAAACACCACACCCGATCTGGCCGTGGTGCAGGCCGAAGCCATTCAGGCTGAGCGTGCCCGCATCTCGGACATCACGTCTTTGTGCGCCAAGCACAAGATGGAAGACATGGGTCGGCAGTTTATTGAGTCTGGTCGTTCAATCGACGAGGCTCGGGCTGCTGTGCTCGACAAACTCAACATTCCCCAGGAGACCGTGACCATGCAGGCCGCCGACATTGGCCTCACTGAGAAGGAGAGCCGCGGCTTCTCTTTCCTGCGTGCCATCAACTATCTTTCCAACCCGACCGATCGCTCGGCCCGTGAGGCTGCTGCGTTTGAGATCGAAGCATCTGAAGCTGCTGCCGCCAAGCTTGGCCGTCAGTCCCGTGGCATCACCATTCCCCAGGAAGTGCTGCGTCGCGACCTGAACGTTGGCACCGCTTCTGCCGGCGGCAACCTGGTTGCTACCGAGCTGGATGCTGGCAGCTTCATTGAGCTGCTGCGCAATGCTTCGGCACTGGATCAAGCTGGCGCCACTGTGCTGACCGGCCTGACCGGCAACGTTGCTATCCCCCGCCAGTCCGGCGCTGCTACCGCCTATTGGGTATCCGAGTCCGGCTCGCCCACGGAAAGCCAGCAGACCGTCGATCAAGTCAGCCTGGTTCCCCGCACGGTTGCTGCTTACACCGACTTCAGCCGTCGCCTGATGATCCAGTCTTCCATTGACGTGGAAAACATGGTTCGCGGCGACCTGGCTCGCGTGATCGCTCTCAAGATTGACGCCGCTGGCCTTTACGGCACTGGCGCCAACAGCGAGCCCCTGGGCCTGAAGAACACCACCGGCATCGGCACCGAAGATTTCGCCGCTAACGCTCCCACTTTTGAGGAAGTGGTTGCGCTGGAATCGGACGTCGCTACTGCCAACGCTCTGCTTGGTACTCCCGTCTATCTGATGAATGCCGCCATGCGCGGCAGTCTGAAGACCACGAAAAAAGATGCCGGCTCCGGCATGTTCATCATGGAAGGCGGTGAAGTTAACGGCTACCGCGGCGTGCTTTCCAACCAAGTTGCATCCAACGATCTGTGGTTTGGCAACTTTGCCGACCTGATCATTGGTTACTTCTCTGGCCTTGACCTGATGGTTGACCCCTACACTCACAGCACCTCCGGGACTGTGCGCGTGGTGGCCATGCAGGATTGCGACATTGCGATTCGCCATCCTGAATCCTTCAGCCGCGGCAACAATACCCTCTGATCATGAGGATCGAGATCCTGCGACAGACAATGTTGGCGGGTCTGGTGGTCCGAGTTGGGGAAGTCCTTGAGGCTTCCCCCTCAGACGCCAAACTGTTGATCGGCATTGGCAAAGCAGTGGCAGCCGCTGACAAAGTGGCTGAAGCGGTTCAGGTTTTCACTGAGCCAACACCTAAACCATCTACCTCTCGACGGAGGACTAAATCATGACCATCCACAACCTTGGTTCCAAGACCACGGTTCTCGGTCTGCTGCGCAACGACGTTGTGACCGCAACCGGAACCAGCGCTGCTGTTGACCTGCAAGGCTACGAAGGCGACATGGCTGTGCTGTTGGACGCCGAAGCCGGCGGTGCCAGCATCACCTATGCCGTCAAGTTGACCGAATCCGACACTTCCGGCGGTTCTTACACCGACGTGAGCGGCGGCGCTTTCACCACCACCACCGCTAACACTGCATCGCTGCAAAAGATTTTTGTCAACGTGACTTCCTTGAAGCGCTTTGTGAAGGTCTCTACCACCGTTGCTGGTGGCACTGGCGCTGGTGCCGTGGCTGTGATTGGTCTTGCTTCTGCGAAGTACAGCTGATCATGGCGTTTGCGGAGGACCTGGATATTTTCTTGGCGGACTTTGGCGTTAGCTGTACGGCTGGCGCCACTGCCGCTCAGGGAATTTTGGATATGCCCAGTCAAGTGATCAGCGATGGAATGGTGCTCACCACCGATTACACGTTGACCGCTAGGGCCTCCGCTTTTGGCAGTCTCATCCGCGGCGATTCAATCACCGTGGATGGGACTGCTTACACCGTCCGAGAAACCATGTTGCTCGATGACGGCAAGTTTGTTCAACTTGGGATCCAGAAGACATGAGCGGTCCCTTCAAGATCAACACTCGTAGCCAGTGGTCGGCACTTAATCCAGTGCTGATGGCAGGAGAACCTGGCGTCGAAAAAGAAACTGAGAATTTAAAAATTGGCGACGGCAAAACGCCATGGTCTGAATTGCCATATTTTGGTTGCCCTGGATATTGGGGATCGTTTTGGGATGGGACATCTCAAGTGGCTGCATTAACAGACACGGCCTATTCGGTCAAGCTGCGGCAGGTTGACACGGCAAGCCGTGGCGTAAAGGTCATCTCAGAAACGCGTTTGACGGTTGATCATCCAGGCGTTTATAGCATCACCTTTTCAATTCAATTTAGCAACACTGACAGCTCTATTCACGACATTAATGTTTGGTTGCGCAAGAATAATGCCGGCAGCAGTGGGGACGTGCCTGCTAGCGACAGCAGGTTCAGCATTATTAGCAGCCACGGAGGAATCGCTGGTAACGTAATCGGCACAGTCAATTTCGTCTTAGGCCTAAACGCCGAAGACTACATTGAGCTGATATGGTCAACCACTAACGTCGCGGCCTACATCCACGCGGAACCTGCTGGAAGCAGTCCTACCCATCCCAGCATTCCTGGCATTATCTGCACAGTGGTTCAGGTGGCATCATCATGACTACTCATCGCGAGTCAATCCTGGCCAGAATCCGCACCAACCTGACGGGCACCACGGGTGTCAGTACGCGAATCTATCGCAGCAGGGTTGAGCCGTTGCAGCGCGGTGAACTGCCGGCGATTGTTGTTGAACCGATCAGCGATGTCTGTCAGCAGCTAACGGCACTGCCGACATTGGATTGGACAATGACCGTGCGAGTTGCGGTGATCGTCAGAGGTGACGTGCCCGACCAAGTGGCAGACCCGATCATTGAGTCGCTTCACGCCAAGATTATGGCTGACCTGACTTGCAATGGCTTTGCTTATGACGTTCAGCCGGTATCGGTTAGCTTTGACTTGCAAGAAGCAGACCAGCCATCTGGGGTGATCTCTTGCGATTTTGCAGTGAAGTATCGAACACAGGTGACTAACTTGGCCTTGAGTCCCTAGCAGCTACGATGATGGATGAACACTACGGCGTGGGTGGGTCCTACCTACTCAATCCCAAAACTGGCAAGAGAACGCTCGTCGAGCGGACTGAGCCAGCAAAGCCTCCCGAACCCCAAATCGAGGAACTGAGCGATGGCTCTGACACGCAAAAGACTGATCCAGGTTAAAAAGGAATCCACCTACGGGACGGACAGCACTCCGACTGGGACCGATGCCCTCTTGGTGCGGAACCTGGAAATCACGCCTATTGAGGCTGATGTAGTCAGCCGCGATCTGATCCGTCCTTACTTTGGCAACAGCCCTCAGTTGCTGGCTAACACGCGCGTCAGCATTACGTTTCAGGTCGAGCTGGCTGGTTCCGGCACGGCTGGCACTGCGCCTCGCTATGGCGCCGTTCTGCAGGCCTGTGGATTGTCAGAGACCATCGTGGCTGCCACCAGCGTCACCTATGCGCCGGTTAGCAGCTCTTTAAGTTCTGCGACAATTTATTTCAACAACGACGGCATCCGCCACATCCTGACCGGTTGCCGCGGCACGTTTGTTTTGAACGCCGAGGTGGGAGCCATCCCGACCCTCGATTTCACGATGATCGGCGTTTACAATGCCCCAACAGACACGGCGCTGCCTTCCGTTACCTACAGCGCTCAAGCCAGCCCGTTGATCTTCAAGCAGGGCAATACGTCTAGCTTTCAATTCTTCAGCTATGCCGGTTGCCTTCAGTCGGTCAGCCTGGATATCGCCAATGAAACGGTTTACCGCGAGCTGGTTGGCTGCACCAAGGAAATCCTCATCACTGACCGCGCTCCCAGCGGCACTGTGATGATTGAGGCACCGGCGCTGGCTACTAAAGATTATTTCAGCATTGCCCAAACCGAGACCACCGGGAACCTCACTTTCCTGCACGGCACCACGGCTGGCAACCGTGTCACCCTTACAGCTGGCCAGTGCGACATCACTAACCCGACCTACGGGGACCAAGATGGCGTGCAAATGCTTAACATCCCTTATGTTGCGGTGCCGACCACGGCCGGCAATGATGAGTTAAGCCTCGCCTTTACCTAAAGGAGCTTCCTGCATGGCGTTTGTCCTTAAGCAGTCCGATACCTACGTCTGGCCGGTCACCTTCGATATCCCTGTCGATGGTGGCCGCCACGAAAAACAGACGTTTGACGGTGAGTTCAAGCGCCATCCGCAGAGCAAGATTGGACCAATGGTGGCCGAGCTGCAAAAGCTGGAGGATCTTGGCGACCTAGACCGCATCACTGAGATGGCAGCCGAACTGCTGGTCGGCTGGTCCGGCGTGACTGGTGACGACGGCAAGGAGATCCCATTTAGCCAAAAGGCCCTGCAGCAGTTGCTGGAGGTGCCATTTCTCGCGGTTGCTGTGCTCAAGGCGTATATGGACAGCATCAAGGGAGCCAAGAGAAAAAACTGACAGAGGCCGCCGAGCATTGGGCCGGCGGCGGCGTAGTTGATGAAACTGACGCAGACGCAGCAGCTCTGGGCATTGTTATGCCTGAGCAGCCGTGTGAAGATTTTGAAGTTTGGGAAGAAAATTGGCCGGTGGTGGAGATGTTTTTGCGAGTGCAAACCCAGTGGCGCACGACCATGAATGGCGTGCTGGGATTGGACTATGGAGCCCTGGCTTGGCTCTTTATGATGTATGAAGTAAAAGACCAGCGCGCGCTCCTGGAGGACCTGCAGGTAATGGAGGCAGCGGCGATGGTCACAATCAACAGCAGGTGCAGTTGAGATGGCGATGAACATGGACGCCATGCTCCGCATCAAGGCGGACGTTCAGGGCGAAAACAATATTCGCCGACTGGGCAACTCCATGCAGGGCCTGCAGGGGCAGGCAAAGAACGCTGCGCTGGGCTTTAACACTCTTAAGGGCGCAGTGGCGGGCTTTGGCGCTGCAATAGCTGGAAGCGCCATTGTGGGCGGGCTGACGGCTGTTGTAAAAAAATCGATTGACGCAGGCGACGAGCTATTTAACCTGCAAGCAAAGACTGGCATTGCAGCCAATGCGTTGATCGGCATTGGCAATGCTGCCAAGCTGGCAGACGTGGACATAGCCACGGTGGGCAAGGGACTGACCAAGCTCAACGTCAACCTTGTCAAGGCAGCCGAAGGCAACGACGGGCTGGCGCA